TGGTTGGGGGCCCGGTGGCCAGCAAGTTGCAGATTAAAGAGGAGCGGCGGTACGGTGCAAGCAACGGGAGCAAGGGCTTCAAGTCGGTGTCTGGCAGTGCACCGCCTGCGGCCAGTGCACCGCCTTTTGTGAAGCAGGCTGAGTCTGCTCAGGCAGCGACTGCCAAGGCCGCACCGCCTTGGGCTAAGAAGTAAAAAAAGAAAAGCCCAGGCCGGCTAGGAACCCCCGACCCGAAGCCTGGGCATAAAGTAGCAACTACAAAGGAGAACCCCATGAAGATTCCCGAGTCAGAGCATAACATTCAAGCGCTAATTGACAAGCACCATGAGGCCATTGCCGAGGTGCCACGCCCACACCTTGGAGCCAGTACGCTTGGCCATGTGTGTGATCGGTGGCTGTGGCTGTCTTTCCGCTGGGCTGTTCAGCCGAGCTTCCCTGGTCGCATCCTGCGCCTGTTTCGTCGTGGCCACCAAGAGGAGGCCAACATTATCAGCGACTTGCGTGCCATTGGCATTGATGTGCGCAAGGTGTCTGCCCAGCACCGTGTCGACTTTGGCAGCCATGTCTCTGGCAGCATCGATGCGATCATCGACAAGGGTGTGCCAGATGCGCCCAAGTCCAAGCACATTGCCGAGTTCAAAACGGCATCAAAAAAGGCATTTGATGATCTAGAAAAGAATGGCGTGGAGAAGTCCAAGCCTGAGCACTTTGTGCAGATGCAGGTCTACATGGCAGGCACTGGCATTGATCGTGCGCTGTACTTGACTGTCTGCAAGGATGACGACCGCATCCATACTGAGCGCGTGAAGTTCGACAAGGATGTGGCTGGAAAGGCCATTGCTCGCGGCCAGCGCATTGCTTTAAGTGATCGGATGCCTGAGCCTATCAGCTCAGATGCGAGCTGGTATCAGTGCAAGTTTTGCGATGCGCACGAGTTCTGCCACCAGAGCAAGACCACCAAGCATGTGAACTGCCGCACCTGTGCTTTGGCCACAGCGATGCCTGACTCGACTTGGCACTGCGCCAAGTGGGATGCTTCGATTCCTTTGGATTCCCAGCGCACTGGCTGTGAGGGCCATGTCTTGCACCCTGATCTTGTGCCTTGGCAGCGCAAGGATGGTCCAGACGAGTTCACCGCTGTGTATGAGATCAATGGCGTGAATCTGGCCAATGGCGATCCTGAGCAGGAAGGTGTTTGGGGTAGCAAAGAGTTGCTGGCCAATGCCGAAGCCTGCGCCAGCGGTGATCCTTTGATTGCTGAGATGCGCAAGGACTTTGGTGGAAGGGTGGTTGGCTGATGCTCCGTGACTACCAACAGCGCACCATCGACGAGCTGTACCGATGGTTTGAGGCTGGCAACGCTGGCAATCCATGCCTGGTGCTGCCGACCGGCTCAGGCAAGTCGCACATCGTGGCTGCGCTGTGCAAGGATGCCTTGCAGAACTGGCCAGAGACTCGTGTGCTCATGCTCACGCATGTCAAGGAGCTGATCGAGCAGAATGCCGAGAAGATGCGTCAGCATTGGCCTGGTGCACCGCTTGGCATTTACAGCGCCAGCATTGGCCGCAAGGACTTGGGTGAGCCGATCACCTTTGCAGGCATCCAATCTGTTCGCACCAAGGCTGGTGCACTTGGCCACATCGATCTGGTCATCATTGACGAGTGCCACTTGGTCAACCACAAGGATGAGGGTGGCTATCGCAAACTGCTTGGCGAGTTGAAGGCCATCAATCCGCACCTGCGCGTGATTGGCCTGACTGCCACACCTTACCGCTTGGGGCATGGCTTGATCACCGACAAGCCTGCGCTGTTTGATGATCTGCTGGAGACGGTCAGCATCGAGGAGTTGGTGTTCAAGGGTTATTTGGCCACGCTGCGCTCCAAGGTCACCAAGGCCAAGCTGGATGTGAGTGGCGTGAAGAAGCGCGGTGGCGAGTTCATCGAATCTGAGTTGCAGGCCGCTGTGGATACTGACGACAAGAATCAGGCTGTGGTGCATGAGGTCATGGGCTTGGCCGGTGATCGCAAGGCATGGCTGTTTTTCTGTGCTGGCGTGAAGCATGCCGAGCATGTGGCCGAAGTCCTGCGCCAGCGTGGTGTGACCGCTGAGTGTGTGACTGGCGAGACACCAAAGAAAGAGCGCGAGCGCATGTTGGCCGACTTCAAGGCAGGCCGTGTGCGTGCGCTCACCAATGCCAATGTGCTGACCACAGGCTTTGACTATCCAGACATTGATTTTGTGGTGATGCTGCGCCCGACCATGAGCGCCAGTTTGTATGTGCAGATGGCAGGCCGTGGCATGAGGGTAAAGAGCCACACCGATCACTGCTTGGTGCTCGACTTTGCTGGTGTGGTCGAGTCGCATGGTCCGATCACCAATGTGCAGCCGCCCAAGAAGGGTGGCGATGGCAATGGCGAGGCACCAGTCAAGGTGTGCGATCACTGCGGTGAGCTGGTGCACATCTCGGTGATGCTTTGCCCTTCATGCGGTGAGCAGTTTCCTGAGCCAGTAAAAAAATCGATGGTGTTGCGAAATGACGACATCATGGGTCTGGATGGCCAAGAGCTGGATGTGACGAGCTGGACATGGCGCAAGCACATCAGCAAGGCCTCTGGCATCGAGATGTTGGCCGTGACTTACTACGGTGGCCTGAGCGATACGCCAATCACCGAGTATTTGCCAATCATGCATGAAGGCTATGCAGGCCAGCGTGCAATGAGCCAGCTGCTGAGTATTGCCAACAGCGCCAGCATTGTGCCTGGTGGTCTAAATGTGAAGACGCTGGAGGACATGGTGCAGAACATGAACATGGCCACGCCACCAGAGTGGATTGAGTATCGCAAGGACGGTAAATTTTTTAGAGTGATTAAAAGGAGCTGGGAATGACGGTTGAAGAACAAATGAATCGAATGCACAAACTCAAGATTTGTGATGTGTGCAGTCGTGAGGCTGATCCGCTTGGTGGTGTCACGGTGCGTGCCAAGTGGCATTGCGCTCGATGCTGGGTAAAGCTGATGCAAAGGGGTCTGAAATGAGCAGACCACCAGAGCCACAATTTTTGGTTGACTACCGCGAGTGGATTAAGGCCGGTCCACCGAAGTGCTGCCATACCTGCGAGATGTACGGCAACGATGGCCTGTGCACCGAGTTCTTCATGACACCGCCAGCCGAGTTTGCTGCCGAGGTGGATGCCTGCCCAAAGTGGGAGCCAGAATGCCCATTTTGACTGACCGCATACCAACCGAGCATGAGGAGCAGCGCGAGCTGGTGCGATGGTTTCGCCAGACTTGGCCAGGCGTGCGCATCTTTGCCATTCCCAATGGTGGTGCTCGCAGTCCGGCAACCGCTGGCCGACTGAAGGCCGAAGGCGTGAGCAGTGGCGTGCCTGATCTGTTCATTCCTGCCTGGGGTCTTTGGGTGGAGATGAAGCGCACCAAGGGTGGAAGCCTGAGTGCCGAGCAGAAAGACTGGATTGCCTATCTTGAAAGTGTGAGATTCTGTTGTATAGTGGGAAAAGGTGCTGATGATGCCAAGGGCAAGATTCAGGCCTTTTTCAACAAACACAAGGACAATTTATGATGAAACGCTACATTGGAACCAAACTGATCAACGCCAAGCCAATGACACGGCAGGCCTACAACGACTTCCGAGGCTGGACTTTGCCAGCCGACGAGAACGGTGCAGACGAAGGCTACCTTGTTGAATACGTGGATGGCGGCAAAGGCAACACCGACCATTACGAAGGTTACGTGAGCTGGTCGCCTGCTGATGTTTTCGACCGCGCATACCGTCCTTGTGATGGCATGACGTTTGGCCAGGCGCTTGAATCGCTCAAGGTTGGCCAAAAAGTCGCTCGCAAAGGCTGGAATGGAAAAGGCCAGTGGTTATTCATGATCCCAGCATCACACTGGGAGACAACACGTGGTTTGGAGTTGCTTGATGGCCGTCCGTGGATTGGCATCAAGACCGTTGATGACTGCTTCATGCCTTGGGTTGCAAGCCAGAGCGATATGTTGGTGACTGACTGGGAGATTGTTTGATGGCCACCACAAAAATCAAAGATCGCTACATGACGATCAGGCTGCCTGCCGACATTGAGATCGAGCTGCGCAAGATGGCCGAGCGCAACACGCGCACTTTGGCCGCGCAGATTCTGCATTGCGTCAAGATGGAATTGGAGCGCCAGCAAGCACAGGAGACCAAGGCATGAAGAAGCAGATTCACATCAGCATCGACACGTTGATGCACAAGTGGCCAGTGTTTGGCATTGGCTTTTCTGGTGGCGAGTTCTTTGTCTCGCTGTGGCTGGTGGATGTTCGCATTTGGAGAGGTTACTGATGTTCAAGATTCCTGAAAAATACCGTGTTCGTGAAGGCAAGATGGCCAGCGACGAATCCTTTGGCAACAATGGCATGTTCATTGTGTCTTTGAAGCACCAGCAAAAGTTGCTTGTGTTGGCCAGCGATGGTGGAGGCTGGGAGCATGTCAGCGTCTCTCGACGCGATCGTTGCCCAACTTGGGATGAGATGTGCCAGGTCAAAGAGATGTTCTGGAACGATGAGGACTGCGTCATTCAGTACCATCCACCAAAGAGCGAGTGGGTCAACAACCATCCAAACTGCCTGCACCTGTGGAGACGGATTGGTATGGAGATTCCACGGCCTCACTCAATGCTTGTTGGTTTCAGAGATGCTGGGGTGCTTGCGTGAAAAAACGCAAGCCACAGCCAAGGCCAAGGCACTACACCATCCTCGACGAGATGATGGCCAGTCCGACCGAGCCATTGCCTGAGAAGTTTCGCACGCACCAGCTCACCATGATGTACCAAGGTCTGCATGCGATGGAGACCGCGCCAGCGCCCACCACGGATGACTGGCGGGTCGTCAGCGATGCGATCAACCTTATGGAGACGCTGGTGGTCGAGATGAAGGTCTGCGAGGACTCCAGCGGATTGCTGATGGATGCCATCACCGCTTTGGCGCTCGCTGGCAAGCGAAACAGGGACGGTGGCACCATTCGTATGGATGGGGTTGGAATTCAGGCTGTACGCTCGATTCTGAGCGACTATGCCGAGCTTTTGAATGTGTTGCCTGCTCGCACCATGTATCGATGTCACCGATTGACCGAAAAACGCCTGCATGACCTGCTCGATGGCAAGCGCAGACCGCATGATGTCGAGATAACTTCAATGTAAGGGTTTATCCCTATAAAATAAATGTGTGAGATTGTGGGAAGTGGTGTTATACTGGAGGCCTAGTAACAAACAACCAGCAAGGAGCTGACCGTGAATGCATACCAAGTAGCAGAAAAAATTCAAAGCCGCTTTGAATTCAATGATGATGAAGTGATCGCCTGTCGTGATCGTTACATGAGCGATATCCTTGGTTCAGACTGGGCCTCTGGAAAAAACTTTGACAACAGCACGCCAGTTGATGTTTTTTACCGCGCTGTTCGTTCACATGCTGAACGCAAATATGGCCCACTTCCATTTTGATTTTTAAGGAGAACATCGTGAAAAACTCAAACTTTCAAACACCACGTAATTTTGCAGACCGCACATGGGTACAGGGCTATGGCCGCGAGGAGCCGCTTTGGGAGCGCGTGGCTGGGTATGTGCTGGCCTTCGCCATTGGCGTTGGTTTTGCCTGCCTTTTGGTGGCATGGTGGTCATCATGAAGTTTTGCTGCGATGGCAATTGCAATCAGGGTAGAGACTGCCCTTTGCGCATTTCTTGTGCTCCGCAGCTTTCGACATTAAAGCGCCTTCTCAGGCGCTTTTTTTATTGGCTGTTGATCGCAGTTCTTGGTGTGTTATGGCTGGCGCTTTTGGTGGCCTGCACCTACGCTTACACAAACTGACGAGTGCCAGCTTTGTCGATGATTAGAGCCTGCTTGCGTGGGCTTGTGTCTTCGCTGTTTGAGATGCTGATGTGGGTCCAGCGATCAAATTCACGAATCACTTGGTCGTAGCCAATGCCACTGGCCACAATCTTGCGCACCACTTCGTCTGGTGTCATGCCTGGTACCTTGAAGTCGGCAGCGCATCCAGTCCGGTGCTGGCTGGTGTCTTTGCTTCCCACCGCATCATTGACGAGCTTTGTGCGCAGGCCTGAGCTGATCATGATTGGCTTGCCACCCAGTACCACTTTCACCTGCTCCAGAAAGTCTGCCAGGCGCGTCAGGTTGGCCAGCTCGGTGTCATTGGGGCTGTTGTCCCAGCCGTTGCGTTCTGCGGTTTCTGAGGCTGTCAGTTCTTCGAGTGTGAAGTGAGGTGTGAGGTTCATTTTTTCACCTTGTCAGCAATTTTTTCCATTGTGCGTCCACCAAAGTAAAATGACATGACGAGCATTCCCCATTGGCCAAGTAGTTCAACATAAGCGCCACGTGTTTCGTATTCAAAGATCGATGCGATGGCAAAGCCAGAGTAGGCCACCAAAAGAAACACGAGGGTCAATGGACGTATGTTTTTGGACATCCATGAGTCGCTGGCCATGTCAGCCTTGACACGCTCAGTCAGATTGTTTTGCTCTGTCTCGTACAGTTTGGTTTCATTAGCCATCTTTGCTAACTCACCATCTTGAGCCATCTTTTGCAACTCAAGCTGCGCTTTGGCTTTGGCCTCTGGGTCAGGGATCAGCTTGTCAATCAGCTTGCCACCGACATTTAAAAGTGCATCTAGTCCGATCATTTCTTTTCCTCATCGTTTTGCATTAGTTTGATGCCTGACAGAAAGCCGATCATGCCGCCAATCAAAGTGCTAAAGGCGGGGCTGATCATCTTGAATATCTCAGCATTGTCAACTTCCTTTGCCCACAGACCCAACATGAAAGCAAACACCATTGATAGAACAGAAATGCACAAAGTGGTGCTGACCATCAGGGTCACATACAGCGTTAGTTTTTCTTTGGTGCTTGTTGGATTTTCCATGTTGTCCTCACACAAATATTTGGAATCTTCTGCGATCTTCAAATGATCCAAGTTCAATGGCGTTTTGTTGACCTCGTTTGTTGTAGAGTTCCACTTCCAAATCTTCAGTCTTTTTAACTTGTTTAAGACATTCCACTGCATATCTGTAATCTTCTTGAACTTTCTCAACTGCCTTATCAAAAGCCAATTGCCTAGCAGTGTGGGTGGGTTGAACTAGGGGATACCATTTGTTTAGAGTGATCATTTCTTTTCCCTCTCCACCGCCTTTGCATAGTAGTACAGTATTTTTTGCCGTAGTTCTGCGCTATCTGCTGTGCCTGCCCACATAGCCAAGTTGTTCCATATTGTCACCAGTTGTTCAGATGAGCAATATTTGCCATTTGTAGTAAGCCACTCCGACAGACGCTGGTGGCGCTCAGTCGGATTTCCTAGCCAGCTTTGACCATAAAACTCGGAAACGATGCAGGACTCTTTGGCCGTAGCTTTTGAGAGTAGCAACAGCAGTAGAAACAAAAATAGGCGCATTCATCTCAGTGCTTCCAGTAGTTCAGCAGATAGCCGACTATGGCAGACACGCCTGAGACTACGGTCATGCCAAACCAAAGGCCTCCACGACCTTTGTTGGCCAGCGCCACCAGTTCTTCGAGCTGGCGCTCGACCTTGTCCATCTTTTTGTCCATGTCCTGAACTTTTTGCCAGAGCACGCCATATTTGACAAGGTCGATCTCGTTTCCTTCTACTGCCATTGCCTCAGCTCCCAACATTAGAGGCCTTGGCCTGGTGTGATGTAGACGGTAGCTGCTGCGCTGGACAGGCCGCTGAAGAAAGTGTCCTTGTTGAAGCGCAGTATCTCAACAGCGCCAGGAACCAGAACGATGGCGTCCGAAGGCGTGCCAGCAACAGGAGCCACTGAAGCAGCCTGAGCCTCTGCTGCGCTTGGGCCAGTGCCCAAGAACACGGTGGTCGTGCCGTTATTGATAAAACGGTACTGGCCTGCGTTTTGTGGGTTGAACTTCTCGTAGACAGGCGCTTGAACACCAGAAGGTGCAGTGCCAGCTGCTGCCACAGCAACGGTCTTGCCAAGTGGGGTAAATGCAATTTGTGAATTGGTGGACATGTCAGACTCCTTTTGTGGCAATAGCTGCCTTATATGCTTCGATTATTTCATTTGTATGTGTTGCTTCACAGATGGCTTGTACGCGGACATCTTCTTGACTGTAGTCAGCACCAGGTGTGATTACATGCCTGTGAAATGATTTTGCGATTACAACATCATCTTCGATAATTGAATGTGCAGTTCTTACGTGCACAAATCCATTTTCTGTGACATGAATTAGGTCAACTGTTGTTTGCTTTTCTATTGCCATCAAGTTCTCCTTTAAGCAGCTAAATATGTTCCAGCAAACTGGATGCTGTTTGCATTTGAGCCAGTGCCAACATCAGAAACAGCAACAAAAGATGTTGCTCCGTTTGCAAGTGATCTGTACTGAAGATAGATGTTCGTTGAATTTCCGTCAACTTGCATTGCAGATGGTTGATTAACCGCCCATGTTCTAACGTCTCCAACGCTCAAAGGACTTGAGCCGCTATTTGTTCCTGCCGCATTTGCAATCGAAACAAATGGAAGATTTCCAATAACAACATTGCCTGATGCGCCTGTTGCATCAACGGAAGCAGTGCGAAGCTGACCTTGAATATGCACAACATTTCCGACTTTTGTATATCTTGCAGCAGTCACGCCAGAATATGTCACTGAAGCAAAGTTTGTTCCATCTGTTGCTAGAGTTGGCGTCCATGTGCCTTCTTCGTAATCATCGAGAAGCTCACTGGTTCCAGTGCCTGGTGTTGCTGAAAAGTCAATGCCTTTTCCTGATGTTGCGATGACAATGTTGCCATCAACAACTGTTTGATCGCCATATCTGGTCGATGGATTTCCAATGGTTTTTAACATGATCAGCAATCCTTTGCTTCTGAAAACTCAGGAAGAGTTTTAATGTGTTCATAGGCTTGTTTGATGAAGTTTTCACCATTCAAGTCTGGTAAAAATTTTAATATTGTTCCATCAATAGTCGAGCCATCTTTTTTGTCATAAGCGTTCAAAATAGCAGTTGCGCTATTTTTACTTACCTCAACTCTATCAACTTTCCAATATAGAGGAGATGATTTCAACTCACCTGAAAATCCAGGTAGTGTTTTTATAATGCTATGCAAAAGTGCCATGATTTACTCCAAGTTATCCAACCCAAATACGAATGTCGCTGACTGAAATTGATGCGCCAAGGTTTCCGAAAACAATGCGCAAGAAACCTGCACTGTCAGATGCAACAACCGTAACCACTTCAGAATCCAGCCTGAATACAGTGGTGCCCCATCGTACAGAGCCAGCCACTTTGTAAGTCAAAGTGAAGTCTTGAATGATTGCCGTAAACTGAACGCACAAGTTTGGACGATAGACAATTTTGGTGTCCACCGTGACAGTGTTTGCGGTAATTGCGGAAAAGCAAAATACCGGCACATTACCGCTTGCTGCACCCAAGTCGCCAGCGTATGGAAGGGCAACTAGACCAATTCCGTTTGTCTGTTCAGAAAGCAGACCACGTTGTGCATTTTGCCCAGCGAATGCATCGTATGCGGAAGCAGGCCTGCGAACAACAATACTGCCCGACAAACTGTACGTTGCTGGCACAACTTCATAACCAGAGTACGCCAAAGTCAAAGGCAAAACACTCAATGGACGCTCAATTGTGAGTGAATTAGTTGAGGCAGAAAGATCAACTAAGCAAACAGGATCAATTGAATTGTCTGCTCGTAATGTTCCCGCAACCCAACCGCCAGCGCAAGTGATTGCAGTGATGACGTTTGAATAGAAGAAGCAACCACCAATGTCAACAGTTTTACCCGCTGAACCAAGGTCAATAGCAATTGTGTCGAATTCAAAATAACAACCAACAATTTCAGCGCCAGCAATTTCACCAGTAATCTTCATTCCAGTAATGCAGCTTTCCGCTGAGTTATTAGAAAAACTCAATCCAGACATGCCACCAGTAAACAAATATCCGATACCTGATTTATTGCTTCCACCATAAAGACCAGCGGCACTATTTCCAACAATTGTCTGTACGTTTACAGCTTCTTCAAACCAATAGCATGGGTCAGTTGCTCCACGACCAGCACGACCTATAACTGCATGGTTGAACAGCGTCTTTGAATAGAAGCAACGCTTGGCGTGAATCAGCGTGGTGACGTTCTGGTATGCCCAGTTGCCACTGAACTCAGAGCGCCAAATTGCATTAAATACTTTGATTGCAGTTCCACACTCAAGAAACACAAAATCTCGAATAACTAAGCCTTGGTTAAGAACGGACTCATTTGGAGCGCTCCAATTACTTGAGCCGCCATACGAATTGCCAGGCATGCCAGTTTCAAAAATAGCGTGCGTTCCTACGCCACCACCAGTAATCACAAACTTATTGCCTTGCAATATTACGCCATAACCCTTTGGGGGAATGTAGACAGTAGAGCCAACGATTCCAGCACCGCCATTTGGGAATTCAACAACACCGCCATTTGGCCCAAGAGAGTCGATCGCATATCGAATACTGTTGCTGATGTCGTACGCGCTTGTGCCATCAATAATTGATGCTTTTTCGTCTTCTGGTATGAAGTCTAAGATGTTGACAAATTGACGGCCTTTATCCTGCATTGTTTGTAAAACAGCGCCAGTGCCAGATTGAATGAAATCAACATCAGCTGCTGTAATGTTTAGAACGACATTGTTGTAACGCTCAGTTGCGGTTGGTGCGCTATATACCAGACTGCCTTTGCTGTTTTGCACTCGAATGCTGTAGTCGCTGTTGACGTATAAACGACCAGGAGTGCCACTGCGTGAAGGATAGCCGTTGATCGTGCGGATGGGCTGGCCTGCTGGAATGGTAAGTGCTGCATCCCAGTAGACGTTGATTGGGTTGCCTTCTGGGTCTAGATTGGCTGTGCCAATCCAGATGTAGCCGTTCTCCAATGGCAATCCGTCCGACTCTGTAAAGATCGGGTAGGTTGGCTGGATGCTAAGTGCTGACATTTATTTGTTCTCCTGGTCGAATTGGCGCTCGGCTTGGGTTGCTGTTTGCAACCATTGAATCCTTGCGTCCAATGCTTTCGGCAGTTTGGCTGCATCTGCAAATTTCTGGAAGGATTGTGACATGGCTGTGCGACGAATGCTAGCCTCACTTGGTGTTCCTCTGGTCGCGGCTTCAATAGCAAGTTTCTGGAACCCCTCATCAGCGAACAGTTTTCCTGCTGCTTTTAGTGAATCCTTGTTTCCTTGTGTCATGGCTCCAGTGATTATTGAGGTGGCTGCGGCTGCAATAGGTCCACCCATTGCCGCTGCACCAGTCAATGCACCTTTTGACAGTGTGCTCTCCATGACTTTACCAATCAGGCTCTCGGCCTGCATGCCTTGAAGCAGTGCTTGGTTCGCTTTTCCTGTAGTCAAGACATTGGCTCTGGCTTCTGTGACGCGCTTGGAGACCTCGAATAGATCGCGCAGTACGTCTGCCGAGTCTTTGCCAAGCGTTTCCACGATGGTTTTATAGACTGGTGGGTTCGCACGCAGCTTGGGATAGATTTCAGCAAACTCTGAGAAGCCAAATCCACCCTTTTCAGCGCCTCTGGCCGAGCGTGTGACGGATGCCAGCGCTGTGGCCAACGTCTCTTTGCGCAGGTCTTCTGGAACGGTTTTGAGCAGGCGATTGAACTCGCCAGCATCGCCCTTGGCCGCACCAGTGATGGCAGTGCGCATCTTGTTGGCCACGCTGCCCTCGATGTCTTGGCCAAACGCATTCACGATGCGCTTTCCCAATGCACGCTCTTTGGCATACAGCAGATTGGCCGCACGCAGTTGCTGGCGCAGTTCCTCGCCACCGATGTTGCCAACGTTTGTCAGCTGATCGTCAGCGAGTGCTGCATACAGGCGTTTGAGGTCTGCCTCGGCCATGCTACCGTATGGTGATTCCATCTTGTTGATGGCGTTGCCAATCAGTGTTTTCTCGCGCTTGAGTCGGCCATACGTGATGTTGCCTTCCTCGATCATCTTGGCCAGATTGCGCTCGGCTGCCGACATGCCTTTCTCGCCCACCTCGGCCTTGACGGTGTCAAGAGTTGCTTTGAGCTTTGGCAGTTCCACCACCGATGTCTTTGGCACCACTTCATCGACTGCGTTGTAGACCTTGCTTGCCTGTGCATTGAGGTCTGAGCGAGTCGCTGTCAGCGAGTCTTTGATCTTTTGCGACACCACGCCAGGTGCGACCGCGCCTTCGACGAATGTGGCATCGAATTGCTTGATCACATCGTCGGCCTTGTCCACGGCTTGCGTGACGGTGTTGCGCCATGCGGCCTCGGCCTCGCTGCCTGCGGCTGATCTGGTCAGGCCTGCGGCTGCTCGGACTTGTGGGTTGTCGCTGAACACATCGGCAGGCAGTTGGATGCCAAGTCGATCGGCTGCTTCTTTGGCTCCCACATTGACCTGTGCAAGATCGGCCAGCCGGTCGCGTGCGCCAGCCGAGCCAAAGCCTGTGCCGGATGCCTTCTTGACCAGATTGCCAACTTCTTCCTCGGTCACTTCTGTCACCAATGGAGCCACTGCTGGTGTAGCTGGCGCGACTGGGACTTCTGGGACGGTTGGTGCTGCCTCTGGCATTGCTGCGGCCACTGGCGCTGTTGGAGGCGCTTCTGGTGCCATTGCGGTGCCCATTGGAGCGCCTGGTGCAGCTGCCGCAGGTGCAGGTGCTGGCGCTTTGCCTGTGACGCGCTGTACGCCCTTTTTGACCGCTTGGACGACCGGAGGTGCCACGCGCTGCAAAATCTGCCCTGCTGGGCCTGTTGCTGCGGCTGTGACTACCTCGCCTTTGTTGAATTCACCACCAGTGCCAGCTTGGGTCGCTTCGATGGCCGCTTGGGTTGCACCACCAGCCACGATCGCACCAGGGATGGTTGCTGCTCGGCCTGCTGGCGTGAAGGCTGCGATGCCACCAACTGCGCGTGGGATGTCACCCATCGTGAAGCCTGGTGGGATTGCATATTCCTTTTGATCAACCGATGAGCGCAGTAAGTAGTTTCCCTTAGCGTCTTGGCGAACCTGAACACCAGGGAAGTTGGCTTGCAGAATCTGCACCGTCTCCTTGGGATTGCTCATCAAAGTGCCAAGTGCTGTCTTGAACGATGCCACGCTCATTTGATTGAGTTCAGGCATGCTTGTCCACTCAGGCAATGCTTGAGTCTCAGGCGTTGCGCGTGCGCGGCCAGTGACCGACTCGGCAATGCTTTCCAAGAATCCCATTGGCTTTGGCTGTGATGCCGCCCATTGCTCAGGAGACATTGGTGCCGCAGCTGGTGCTGTGGCCGTAGGTGAAGCAGCTGCTGGAGCTGCCTGCTTAGTCTGTAATGCCAACCATTCTTCTGGACTCATTTAGCCCCCACGGATTGCTTGTATGCCGCCCATTGAGCGTCAGAGAAGTTTGCAGGACGAGTGTATGTCTGGCCGCCAACCTTGACAGTATTTGCTGCTGGCGCAGGTGGTGCACCAACTGGTGCTTGCTCTGTGGCCGAGTAGAAAATGTTTTCTGTGTTGAGACCGTATCCCTTGGAGATGCGCTCCAGTCCTGTGCGGACTGTTTTCTCGCCTTCCAATGCGCTGTTGTACAAGCCTTTGGCCTGACCTTTGAATGATTCGCGCTGCGATGGGCTGAGACGTTGACCAGTTGCCACCTTGTTGTAGATGTTGGTGATGCGCTCTGGCACACCAGCTGCATTCTGAGCTGTGGCAAATTCGCCCTCGCGCACCACAGAGCCTGGGTCCAACATTTTCATGTAGCCAAAGATCAGCGACAGATCGCCAACTGCGCTGTCCTCTGATGAGAGCACGCGACCATAGGCAGACTTGACCTCTTGATACGGCTTGGTCTGGTCGTTGTATTCCTTGCGGAATTTTGTCTCCAGCTCTGGACGCTTATCAGCAGGAATGATGCCGCTGAGAACTTGCTTTGCTTCGGCTTCGGCTCGCTGTGCTTCTGCTCCTGATTTTCGTGCAGCAGCATCAGATGCACGACGAGCTGCTTTGGCTTGCTCAATCTGTTCTTTTGTCAAGTTCAAGTCAGTCAAGAACTTGTCAGGAGCAAACTTGGCTTCCTGTTCCTTAATGATGGCTTCTGAGCTAAGTTTCAACAGTTCGTATGGTTGCTTTTCTTTTGCCCTGCGTTCACCTTCCAAAGCGATGGCGCTGGTGATCACTTTGTCGCCACCAGGCATTTGCGAGATGGTGAATCCAAAGTAGTCCTCAGTTGCCTTTGGGTTTTCCTTGGCCACATCGCGCCATGTTTCCAAGAACTTAGCACCGGCTTCATCACCAGAGTTGCGTTTGCCTTCGATCTGTTGATCGAGCAGGCTGATGGCGATCTCTGGCTTTCCTGCCTTGAATGCAGAAAATACTTGGCCAGATTGTTGCAGTGCTGCATTCTGACGTTCACCTGACAACATGCTGAAGCTCTCACGCACAGACTTTGCCTGTGTCTCAGGCAACATCATGGAGAGGTTTGCATAGTCGGCAGCAGTTGCACCTGGCTGACGCAACTTGGCGAATCCTTCTTGGATCAATTTCTGGTTTGCCATTTGCTGTTGTTGCTGCTCTTGCTTGAGTCGAGCTTCTTGAATGCTTGCGCCAGTTTGGAACGCGCCCAAAAATGCTTGTGTTGGATCAGCGATTTGAACGCCATAGTCAATGGGTGCTGGCATCAGAATTTCCCTCCTAGACCACTAAATAAACCGAGGCCGCCAGAGATTGCTGCTGGGATTGCTCCGAATGCTTTGCCTTGAGCGATCTCAGCGCCAGCTTGTGCTGCACCTTGCTGGCCAAGTAAGTTGGCCACATTAACGCCTGTTTGTTGACCAGCAGCTCCAACACCAGCAGCCGACTGCTGTCCCAATGCTGTCATTCCACCGAGTCGACCATATTGTTGATCGATGAGACTAGAAAGCAATGCGGGTCTGAACTGAGCTAATGCGCCTTGGATGTTGCCACCACGCAGGCCACCAGTTGCCGATGCACGCTGAAGCAATGCTTCCTCGCCTTGGCCGGCAAGTGCTTGGAATGTCTCACCACCTTTGATGCGCTCAATGGCCGCACGTTCTGCCTCTGGCCCTTTGAGGCCAAGGAATGCTTGCTGTGCTTCGAGTGCTGGCATTCCGGCAGATACGTAAGGTGCAAGCAATTTTTGAACTGCATCAAACTGCCTGCGTTGTTCTTCAATGCCTTGTTGTGCTGAACCTGCTTGAATTGCAGCTGCATCTCCAGCAGCATCTGCCTGAGCCATGCCAGAGATGAGTGTGGCACCACCAACGGCAATGCCTGCTAGTGCTGCTCCTGATAATCCAAATGTCATTTTGATTCCTCCAATTGCGCTGTCTGTGCAGTTTCAAGAGCTGTTGCTGGCGCTGGAATAGTGAACATATCCCACAGCGCTTGTGGGTCTTGCTCGTTGCTTGGGTTTGCGTGAAATGTGGTGACTTCGACTTCAGTCAAAGCAATGCCAGCACGCTTGGTGCCGATCTTTGAGACGCTCATGTCGCCTGGTTTAAGAGTGCGTGGGCCATTGTCTGTGCTGACAATCAACTCGCCTTTTCGCACCAAGAAAAAAGATTCTTCTTTGTGGATTGCACCAGTCAGAACGGTGCCAGCAGGAATGTGCATTGTCCGAGCGTACAGGCCATTGCAGAAGTCGTGATCGACAGGCATGTCAACCTGAGGCAGCTTAAGCAGCTCGGCCTCTAGGCGATAGATTGGCAGGTGCTCGGCTGGCACGCCAGCTTTGACTTCCTGAACCGCAACATGACTCATCGAAAACTCCTGTGCAGGGGCTTGTGAGCTACTGGCGGCTCGAACGGCTCAGTGCTGGCTATTTTCCCACATTTTGG